ATTGAGATGTCGGAAAAGCAGCAGGTCAACCCACAGGCTGCCACTCAGCGCATTCTTGAGGCTGCCAACATCGAGAAGCCCGAGGAACTGGCGCCCCAGCCGGACCCGATGCAACAGGCGATGTTCCAGGCCGAGCTGCAGGAGAAGAACGCCCACGCCGCGCAGATGCAGGCGGACGCCCAGGCCAAGCAGATCGAGGGCCAGAAGTCCGTGCAGTCCATGCAGCAGGGCGGGCTGGCGTTGGACTTGCAAAAAATTCAGGCCGAGATTGAGCTAATTCGCGCCCAAATCCAGCAAATTGGGGCCGAAATGCAGGTTCCGGGCGCAAAAGCGCAGGCGGAGCTGCAAAAGGTGCAGATCGACGGCTCGATCAAGACGCAGGAGAGCCAGCAAAAGCAGGCGCTCGTGCAGCAAGAGGGCCAGATCAAGCTTCAGGGCGCAATGGCCGAGCAGCAGCGCGCTGCCGAGATTGCCGAACTGGAGAAGCAACTCCTCGTCGCCAAGGCGAAGCAGGAGATGGAGATGAAGGCCCGCGACGCCGAGCACAAGGCGCAGATGGACGCGCAGAAGGCCGAGGAAGACCGCGAGGTAACGCGCGTCAAGCTCCAGGCCGAGATGGAGGCCAAGGAGGCCGACCAGCGGCGCAAGGACGAGGACCACAAGGCGTCGCTGAAGGTGAAGGCCCGCGAGGCCAAGCCGAAGCGCAAGACCACCAAGGTCACCAAGCACGGTGACGACGGCAGCATTCTAGAATTCCAGACGGACGAGGACTAATGGCAACCTTCGACAAATACGAGCCCTTCGTTCAGGGGCTTACCGACAAGCTCTTTGACCTGTTTGGGACGACCGACACGGTGAAGGCCGCCGCTCACTCCGACGCCCCGACCCTGGCGACCGACGACGAGCTGGCCGACCTGACCCAGGTCACGGGCACCGGGTACACCGCGGGCGGCGTGGACGTGGACAACGATGCCACGCGCACCGGCGGCATTGTCACGGCGGTTGCGTCGGACAAGACATGGACCGCGGGCGCTGCCGACTGGATCGCTGCGCGGTACGTATCGCTGCACGACGACACCTCGACCACCGACCGGCTGATCAACAGCTACGACTACGCGGGCAACTGGACGCTCGGCAATGGTGAGACCTTCACGGTGAACTTCGGCGCCTCGTGGTGGACGCTTGCCTAAGCGGGCATACGTCGACCTAGAGCCCGAGGGCTCGCACGACGATCCTTCGGGCATCGGCGAGGCCGCACTGGCTGCGCGTGAGTTCGAGCACATCAACCACAAGGTTGCGTGCAAGCGCACCAAGCTCAAGGTGTTGATGGCCAACCCCGCGCTGCGGCCGCCCCTACAGCGGTTCGTAGAGGGCGCGCTAGAGCACAACCAGCAGGTGCGATCCTGCTGCCGCAACACCGAGACGCACGAGATCGAGGCGTTCTTCTCGTCGCCGACCGACGAGGCCAAGGGCATCCCCGACATCTACATCATTTACTGCCAGTGCGGCCGGAAGCACCGCACCTTCTGCGTCGGCGGCTCGCACCGCCCCCGCATGGTCACCGATGGCCTGGGCAACCCCCGCGCTGTCGAAGAGACGCCGGAAGAGTACGAGGCCAAGATTGCCAGCAGCAAACGACCATTTTGGGATGTGAGATAATGGGCATCGTTGACGACGTGAACGCGCTTAGCGCGGCAATTGAGATGCACAGGGCTGCCATCAGCAGCGCCCTCGTGGCCCAGGGGCAGGCTGGGGGCGACTTCCCCGACTTCCCCGGGCAGATTGCGCTCATTCCGCTGCTGCCGCCGGTAGAGCCCGCGGCCCCCACTGGTCCGGTGGGGTTTACCGGTGCCTATACCAAGCTGTTCGAGGACACCTTCAGCGGCTCTTCGCTTGACCTGGCGAAGTGGCAACCGAATTGGTTCGGCGCCACGCCCACGACCATCACCAAGGCAATCAACTCAGCCGAGACCTGCGCCTATGACCCGGCGCAGGTGCAGGTGGCGAACGGCCAGTGCCGGTTCAGCACCGCGGGCAGCCCGGTCACGGTCGACGGCACGACCTACCAGTTTCGAAGCGGCATGCTGTCGTCCAACGGCAAGTTCTCCGTCGCACCCCTGAGCGGTAAGCCCGTCGTGGCCGAGGCCCGCATCTACACCGAGGCATCGAGCGGCACCACGGTTGCGAACTGGCCAGCATTCTGGCTCAACGGCCAATCGTGGCCCGCTGACGGCGAGATCGACATCGCCGAGGGACTTGGCGGCAACGTTAACGGCCACTTCCACTATCCGGGCGGCGATCCTGGCACCGCGTCGCCGGCAGGAGACAACACCGGCTGGCACGTCTGGTCAGTGCGCTGGACCTATCAGGACAAGGTGGAGTTCGCCCGCGACGGCGTTGTCTACGCCACGCTTGCTCCTCGCGGGTCCGGCTATGCCAAGGCGCTGAGACAGCCAAAGTACATCCTCTTGAACCTCGGCATGGGGCAGTGGGGCGGCCCGAACAAGGTTCCGGGCGAGATGATGATCGACTACGTACGCGTTTGGAGGCTCACATAAGTGGCTGACAACACTACGCTTAACTCCATGACCGGCGGTGATGTCATCGCCGATCTGGATGTTGGTGGCGTCAAGTTTCAGAAGATCGTCGGTGGTGTCGCGCAGGACGCGGCGCTAACCAACCACCTCTACCCGCTGGTAATTGGCGGCAGGGCATCCGCGGCGGCGCCGACCTCGGTTTCGACCGACGCGGACGCGGTTATCTCGTGGCACCTGCTGAACGGTGCGCAGGCGACGGTGGTGACTGCCGCCGGTGCGCTCATTGGCGGCGATGCAACCAACGGCTTGGACGTGGACGTGACCCGGGTTATCCCTGGCACCTCCGCGACGCATCTCGGCAAGGCCATAGACACGGCACTGGGAGCAACCGACACGGGTGTGCTCGGGCTCGGGGTGCGTGATGATGCACTAGCGACGCTCACTGAGGCCGACAACGATGTAACGGTCTTTCGGACCAATGCCCGGGGAGCAACCTGGGTCGCGCTGGACAGCACTGCGGCGCAGACGGTCACCTTGGCCGCGAGCACCGGCACGCAGGAGGTGGTCGGAGACGTTGCGCACGACCAGCCGGCCGCCGGCAACCCGGTCCTCGTGGCCGGCTATGCAAGCGCTGCTGCGCCCTCCGACGTGTCTGGTGATGCTGACGCGGTGCGCGCGTGGCATCTCCGCAACGGCGCACAGGCCACGGTCATAACCGCGGCGGGCGCTCTGGTCGGCGGTGACGCCACGAACGGGCTCGATGTTGACGTCACCAGGGTCATTCCGGGCACTTCGGCCACCCACCTTGGCAAGGCGATTGATACCGCGCTGGGCGCCACGGATACCGGCGTTCTAGGGCTTGGCGTTCGCGACGACGTCATGGCCACGCTGACGGAAGCGGATGGGGACGTTACCCCGTTCCGCACCAACGCCCGCGGCGCGACCTGGGTTGCTATTGATCCGGTGTCGACCTCGTGGAGCACGCAGGTTTCGGTCACGCGCCCGTCCGACACGACCACCTATGGCGCTATGGACGTGGTGGGGGTGACAGGCGGCGGTACCGGAGCCATCAGCTTCACCAACATGGGCCTAAGCGGCGGCCGGGTGATGATCGTGGGCGCCTCGCTAATGCGCAACGTCACGGCGCTGATCTCGGGTGAGACGAATTACCAGTTGCACCTGTACAACGTGACCCCTCCGGGCGCCTACGCTGACAATACGACCTGGGACCTGCCGTCCGGCGATCGTACCGCCTACCTCGGTTACATCACCATCGGCACGCCGGTTGACATGGGATCGACCCTCTACATCGAGAACAACAGCCTGAACAAGATGGTGCAGCTATCGGGAACCGGGCTGTTCGCCTACCTCGTGACCGTCACCGGATACCAGCCGGCCTCGGCTTCCGTGCACGTGGTGACGCTGCATACCGTCGCTGTCTGAATGCAGCGCCCATCGCTTGACCAGATCATCGTCCGCGGCAGGCCGTGGGCAGGCCCCATGGGGGGACTAACGCACCGCTGGCCGATGCGCGCCGAGAACTACTCCGGCACCATTGAGTACGACGAGATGGGCACGGTTAACCTAGTCCGGGTCGGCGGGCTTTCGACGGCTCCGGGTCCGGGGTTCTACCGGACCGGCACCGCAATGAGCGGGACTGGGCGCTGGTCCCTCGCGGCGCCCGTTACAATTGCCTCGGCGCATTCGGCGTTTGCCTGGGTGTGGATCAACGACATCACAGTTGCCGGTGATGGCGGGTCGGGCCAGACCATATTCGGGTGGCTGGAAAGCGGTAACTCGGTGCGGCTGCTCTCGGACGAGACGGCCCCATCCGGCCGGCTGATGGTTTCGATCTGGATTGGCGCAGGCCCCGAGGTAACCGCGATCCACGCCAGCGTGCCGCAGTTCGTCAATAACACGTGGGCGCACGTCGGCTACACGTTCAACGGCTCCACGACGGCCATCCTCTACGCCAACGGGGCGACGTTCACGACCGGCGCCAACGGCGGCTTCTCGGTGCCGAACGCGCTGTTGATTGGGGCACGCACCACCACAGCCGGACACATCACCGGGCGCATGGCTGGCGTCGTGACCTATAACCGGGTTCTCGCGGCATCTGAGGTACAGGAACTCTATCGCGCAGGAGCGTAAGTAAATGCTTCTGCTGCTATTTCTTCCAGCTACATCCCCAAAGGTTTACTACGTCAAGCCAACCGGCTCGGATGCCGCCGACGGCCTGACGATCGGGACCGCCTGGCAGACGGTTGGCAAGGTCAACGGGGCAACGTTCAACCCCGGCGACTCGGTTCTGTTCGAGGGCGGGCAGACGTTCACCGGAACGACGCTGACGCCCCCGTCCGCGGGCACGTCCGGCAACCTGATAACGTTCGGTTCCTATGGGGGCGGGCGGGCGACGATCAATGCGGCCACGCCGGACCTTGGCGTGTTCATCTGGCAGAAGGGCGGGATTAGGCTTGAAAACCTGATCATCGTGGGAGACGGGGCCAACGGGTCCGGCGTCTTCCTGATGAACGATGAGGCCGGGGATACCAAGAAGGACGCCGTCCAGGTCTACAATTGCGACATCAGCGGCTTTAGCAATGGCCTGCTGATCGGCGGTGAGGCCGGGACTAGCGGCTTTACGAATGTCCTGATTGATAGTTGCGATGTCCATGGCAACGCCCGTGAGGGCATCTTTGCCTACGGCATTGGCGGGCTCTACGCGAACGCCGACATAACGGTCACGAACTGCACCGCCTACGACAACGGGTTCAGCGGCATTCTGCTGTCGAGCACCGATGGCGGGCTGGTGGAGTTCTGCGAAGCCTACGGCAACGGTGCACTGAACGCTGACGCTGGCGGCGGCTCGGTCGGTATCTGGTGCTACAACGCGCGCGATGTTGTCATTCAGCATTGCGAAAGCCACCACAACGAAACCGGCAACCTCGACGGCGGCGGCTTCGACATTGACGGCGGATGCACCGATTGCGTCATACGCTGGTGCTACACCCACGACAACGCTGGTCCAGGCGTCCTTGTCTGCACCTTCTCCGGCTCGACCCCTGTGGTCGGGGCCCTTGTCTACGGAAACATAAGCCAGAACGACGGCCAGACGTCCGGCACGGTCGGCGCCTTTATCGTTGTCGACAACTCCGCCGACGTCGAAGCTTACATTTACAATAACACGATCTACGGGGATGGGTCGCGGCCGCTACTTGTTATTATAGACAGCGACGGCACCGCCATTACTGGCGCAGTCGCGAACAATATACTGTACCGAGACGGTACGAACAAATTCGTTGAGACATATACGTACAATCCTACGCTCATCGAGTTGCGCGGGAACGATTACTTCGGAACCGGCTCCAGCACGTTAGTCACGTGGAACAATACGAACCACTCCACACTTGCCGCATGGAGGGCGGCGACAGGGCAGGAGACTGAAAGCGCGGCAAACACGTCGCTCGCAGTCGATCCGTTGCTGGTCGACCCCGGTAATGGCGGAACACTGAGCGGTTGGGCACCGGAGAGCCTGACCCAATACAGGCTGCGGAACAGTTCCCCGGTTGCGGGCGCCGGCGTCAACCTCGTAACTCTCTACGGGCTTGCGCAGCCGTCGGTTGATTTCTATGGCACGACGATGCCGGGGGCGCTCGGCGGCTACGACATCGGCGCCACCGCCGGCCCTCTGGCGGCGCTGGACGCCAACGCGGGCTCCTACGCCTGGACGGGCTCTGCCGCAACGCTCTCGATAACCGCGAAGGTGGTTGAGGCGGCAGCAGGTAGCTACGCCCTCACCGGCACGGCTGCGACGCTCAGCATCACGGCGAAGGTGCTGGAGGCTGCAGCAGGCTCCTACGCCTGGACCGGGGCCGATGCCGCGCTGGAGATAGGGCGCGTCCTCGATGCCGATGGTGGCGTCTACGAGTGGGCCGGCACCGATGCCGACCTGGCGATTGCGCCGGCTGACGATGACGACGGTGGGAGCGGTGTAAGCCGCCTCAAGGCATACCGGCAACGGGCACGCGAGCTTGCGAAAGAAGAAGAGGCCCGACGCCCCGAGCCGGTAATCGTCCAGCGGCCAGAACCGGCCAAAACTCCAGATGAGGTTTTGGCCGTTTTGGCCACCTCTGAAATTGCTGAGGCGGAACAGGCTGTTACCCCGGCCAAAACCCCGGAAACAGTTTTGGCCGTTTTGGCCACCCCGCAGAAGCGCCGGCTGACCCCGGCTGAAGCCATGATGTTGTTCATAGCGGAACACGGATGATCACAGAGGATGACTGGCAGGCTTGGCTCGCCAATCCGGTGACCGAGGCTGTGAAGAGGGCGTCTCTCATCACCCTGAAGGTGAACCGGGAGACGCTGGCGAATGCCTACCTAAGCGGTGGGGCATTGAGTGAACCCCTTGATCTGGAAGGCCGCAGGCGCGGTCTGGAGTTCAAAGCGGCGTTTTACGATGACTGGTTCGGCGGGGTTACGACCGCCGCCGACGTGATGGCTGTACTCAACATGGATGATACGAATGAGGATGCTTGAATACAACGTTCTGATTGATCAGGACGTGGTTGAGGCCAAGCTGGCTTCCGGCCTGCATATTCCCGAGGAAGTGCTGGAGCGCAAGAAGCACCAGCAGACCAACGGGGTTATCGTGGGCATGTCGCCAATGGCGTTCACCTTCGACGATTGGCCCGACAGAGAGGCCAAGCCCCGCATCGGGGACCGCGTCGCCTTCGCCCAGCACGCCGGCGCCTTCATCAAGGAAGGCGGCAAGGAATACCGCGTGGTGAAGGACAAGGACATCGTGGCGGTGCTCGATGTCTGAGGAACTGGAGCCGGAAGAGGAAGCGGTAGGGGAAACCCCGGACACCGACCCCGAGCCGGAAGGGCCTTCCCAGGAAGAGATTGACGCAGCCAAAGTCCTACAGGACGAGGCGCGAAAGTTCGGCTGGAAACCGAAAGAGGAATACACCAAGCCCCCCGCGGGCTGGATGGAGCCGACCCGCTTCCTTGAGCACCCCTCGACCAAGGTCAAGATGCTCCGGGATGAAAAGCGCGCATGGGAACAGGAGCGTCAGGAGCTATCCCAACGCCTTGCCGGCATCGAGCGCGCGACCGCGGACACGGTGAAGCGTGCCCGTGACCAGGAGCGGCAGCAGTACGAGGCCCGATTGGCCGAGGTGCAGCGGCAGCAGCGGGAAGCGGTGGAAACCGCCGACAGCGAGCGCTTCGAGAACCTCCGTCGCCACGAGGACCGCCTGAGGGCCACAGCGCCCGCTCCACAGGCCGAGCCTGATCCGGCGGTGGCCGCCTACCGGGCCGCAAACCCGTGGGTCAGTGACCCTAAAATCGGTGCCTACGCCTATCACCTGATCGAAGCCAATCCGGCCGTGAAAACGCTCGATTTCGCCGATCAGATGAAGTTCGTGGAAAAGAACGTTCGGGAAATGTTCCCCGACCGTTTCCCGGCACCTGAGCCGCGGCCCGAGGTGCGTCAGCCGACCCATTCCAAGGTCGATGGCGGCGGGCTTGCTGGCTCAAGGCGCAGCCTCGCCGACAAGCTGCCTGCGGAGGCCCGGGCTGCCGGGTCACGCTTCGTCAAGCAGGGCCTCTACGAGTCCCTGGACGAATACGCCAAAGTTTACCTCGGAGAATGACATGACCTCTGCTGATTTCATTGCTTTCGCGGCCCGTGCGGCTGCGGCGGCATCCCCGGCACGACGGGCCATGCTCATCCCCGAGCTGGCCCTGCTGATCGCCGAACTCCTCAAGCGGCAGGAAGCCGACGAGGACGAGAAGCCCGCCCGCAAGCCCCGCAAGGCGTCCACCAAGTGAGCCGGGGCGAGCAGATCAAGACGGAGCGGCGCCGTCGCAACTCCGCTGCCCTCCAGGGCGACCGCACGCGGCTGGCCCTGAACATGGACCAGCTCGACACCGCCAACTTCGAACACCGTTGGGTCAACGACACGGGAACCCGTATCTACAACCTGACGCAGAACGATGATTACGAGATCGTGACCGACCGGGATGGTCTGGCACGCCCTGACAGCGCCGGCGTGGGATCAGAGATCGCCACCGTCGTTGATGCGGACAAGACCGGGAAGGCCATTCGTGCCGTCCTGCTCCGCAAGCCTAAAGCCTACCATGATGAAGACTTCGCGCTGAAGCAGCGCGCCATTGATGAGCAGGAAGCCCGGATTTCCAAGCGAGCGGAAGCGGGAAGCGACCAAGGCGTATACGTCAAGGACGGCACGCGGTTGTCGCGCGAAGACAAACCCTGAAATTCTCATATCGGAGAGCCTTAAATGGCAAACGTTGACGCTGCGACCGGGTTGACCCCGGTTCGCATGATCGATGGTACTCCGTGGAATGGCGCGACCAACCTCTACTACGTGCCGGCTACGGACAACACCATCACCTACATTGGAGCCCCGGTTAAGCTGGCCGGCGACGCCGACGCGGACGGAGTTCCGACCGCGACCACCTGCACTGCCACTGCCGATCTCTGCATCGGCGCCGTGGTTGCCGTTCTGCCGGTTACGGCAAGCGATCCGCCGTATCGGCTGGCATCGACTGCCCGGTACATCCTCGTCGCTGACGGCCCCGGTGTCATTTTCGAGATGCAGTGCAATGGCACTCTCACCTCGACCATGATCGGGAACAGCGCTGACTGGTCGACCCCGACCACCGGCACCGCCGCCACCGGCCGCTCGCTCTGCGAGGTTCTTATCTCGTCAGTGACCGCGACCGGCGACGCGTCCGAGGACGTGAACATCCTGCGACTGGCTCCCCGCCCCGATAATGAGATCGGCGCGGACGCGAAGGTTTGGGTGCGCTTGCTCAACCATAAGCACCACGAACTCACCGCTGGCTCGTAAGGAAGCACGCAAATGGCAATTTCTACTGGCGCACATCCCAAAGCGCTTTGGCCGGGCGTGCATGCTTTCTGCATGGCCCAGTACAACAAGTTCCCCGAAGAGTACTCCAAGATCTTCGACGAGGAGAGTTCCAGCCTCGCCTACGAGGAGGACGTGGAGACAACCGCGTTCGACCTCGCGCAGGTCAAGGCCGAGGGTGCAGCCCTCGCCTACACTACGCATAACCAGGGCTTCACCAAGCGCTACACGCACATTGCGTACGCGCTCGGCTATGCCGTGACCAAGGAAGAGATCGCCGACAACCAGTACGAAGGCAAAAGCTTCCAGCGTTCGGCCCTCCTGGCGCAGTCGTTCCGCGTCACCAAGGAAATCGTTCATGCCAACGTCCTGAACCGCGCCTTCACCAGCTCCTACGCTGGCGGCGACGGCAAGGAACTGCTGGCGACGGATCACCCGTCGTTGGCCGGCACCTGGCAGAACGAGCTTACCGTGGCTGCGGACCTGTCGGAAGCCTCCCTTGAGGACATGCTGATCCTGATCAGGACGGCTAAGAACTCCAAGGGCCACCCGATCGCGCTCAAGGCGATGAAGCTCATCGTTCCGCCGCAGGAGCAGTTCAACGCGGAGCGTATCCTGAAGAGCACTCTTCAGAACGACACCAACCTGAACGCGGTCAACGCGGTGAAGTCCATGGGCCTGCTTCCGAGCGGCTACATGGTCGGAACCTACCTGACCGACACCGATGCGTGGTTCATCAAGACCAATGCCTCGAACGGCCTGATGTCCTTCAAGCGTCAGGGCTACGAGTTCGACACTGATAACGACTTCGACACCAAGAACGCCCGGGCCTCTGGCTACGAGCGTTACAGCGTCGGATGGACCGACCCGCGCGGCCTCTACGGCACGCCCGGCGCCTGATCCCATTAGGGGGTAGTCACTTCCCGAAGTCGCTACCCCCTAATCCCCATCGGCCTAACGGCCGTCATCCCTGACGATGGAGAACTGACATGCCCGCTCCCCAGCGGTCCCCGAACGGGTTTTCCAATGCTGCCAAGAACTCCACCCTGTGGAACTTCGGCGGCATGGACCCGACCAAGTACCACATTTATTTCAACGACTTCGACAACTACATTGCCGGCGATTGGACCGTCACCGAGGTCGGTGCGGGCGGCTCTACCGCCATTCTCGACATGGACGGCGGTGCGATCGTCCTGACCTGCGACAGCGGCGCTTCTGACGTGCAGTACGCGCAGAAGGTCGGCGAGGGCTTCCTGATGGAAGCCGGCAAGGAGGCTTGGTACAAGACCCGGCTCAAGATGCTGCACGCCACCACCGCCGACATCGTGACCGGCCTGCAGATCACCGACACGACCCCGCTCGACGCCACCGACGGGATTTACTTCCTGAAGCCGGCCGCTGGAACCTCGTGGTCGCTGGTCTGCCGTCTCGACGCCACTACCGGCTCCACCTCGGTTTCCTCGATCGCTACCGCGGTTGCCGACACCTTCATGACGCTCGGCTGGCACTACGACGGCAAGAGCGCCATCAAGTACTACATCAACGATGTGCACACGGGCACCCTGGCCACGTCGGCCTCGTTCCTGCCCAACACCGAGCTGACCGTTTCCTTCGGCGTGCTCGGCGCCTCCCAGACCATGCACGTCGACTACGTGTTTGCAGCGAAAGCACGCTGACGCCTTCCCCGAAACGCCAAACTTATGGAGGGCTAAATGCCTGCTTCTTTTGGCAAGTTTTACGACATCATCGACCAGGGTAACACCTACGTCATGTCCACCGCTGTCGGCGGCACGGCGCTGCCGATCCTCACCGGCACCGCGGGCACCTTCGCGCTGTGGAACACGACCAGCAACCTCAAGGCGGTCCTGCTTCGGATCAACATTGGGTTCACCAGCGGCACGATTGCCCTTGGTGAGTTCGGCCTCGGCTCGCTGAACGCTCCCACGTTCTCGATCGCCACCGGCGGCCTGCTCACCGCGTTTGCGGACGCGGCGGCCGGCACGGTCAAGAACGCCAAGCTCGGCATGGCCGATAAGCCGGCGATGCGCTGCTGCGTCGCGGCGACCACCACGTTCACCGCCTCCACGGCGTTCCCGTGGTACTATCTCGGTTCGTCCATCACTGCGGCGACTGGTGCGCAGCCGGTTTCGGTTGCGTCGCACGACCTCGACGGCCTTGTGGTCATGCCGGGGCAACTCGTGTTCCTGGGCGGCACCGTCGCGCAGACCGGTCTCTTCTCCGTGTCGCTGATGTTCGCGGAAGTGCCGATCTGACATGGCTGTTAGCCAGACTGTTCGCGTTCTGCACGACGGGATTAAAAACCTCGTCGTGCAGGTAAACCTCTCCGCAGACGTGGCTGGGGATATGTCCCCGACCGCGATTGTGGACGTGAGCGCGCTTTCTCCGAAAGCAAGGTCGGTGAAGGTGAACAAGGCCACGTGGTCCTCGCAGGGCGGCGATGTTCGCCTGTTCTGGGACAACTACGGCGCTGATGACGAGCCGGTCATTCTGATGACCGGTCAGGGCAGCATGGACTATTGCAGCATTGGCGGCATGCCGAACAAGGGCGAGGCCCCGAACGGCGACATGCTGATGTCGACCAACGGCTTTACCGCCGGCTCGTCGGCAACCGTGCTCCTGGAACTCAAGAAGAAGTACTGATGTTCGAGCTAGGGCAGTGGAACGCAATCTGCCAGCGCTGCGGTGGCCAATACAAGGCGCGCAAGCTCCGTCTTGAATGGACGGGCTTGCGCGTCTGCCACGGCGCTGAAACCCGCGGTTGCTGGGAAAAACGCCACCCGCAGGACAGCGTTAAGGCCAAGGCAGACAAGCAGGCCCCGCCCTGGACCTCGCCGCGCCCGGAAGACAGCGAAGTCATTAGCAACGATTGGAATGACCTGTGAGGGTGCGCGAACTCATTGCCGACGCCTTCCGCGCTGCCGAGCTGGCGGCGGTGGACGAGCCGCTGACATCGGACATGTACGCCTACGGAGCGCGCGAACTGCGCCGGGCGCTGGGGGCCATGCAGAACGTTCCCTTCAGCCTCTTCGTGAAGGCAAGCCAGACCGTCACCCTGACGACCGCAGTCAGCTACACGCTCGCGACGAGGGCGGTGCGGGTGCTCAACGTCAACATCGTGGTCGACGACATCGAGACACCTATCTCGGTGATGACCCGCGACGAATATGACCGCATGCCGGTCAAGACCTCCACCGGCCGCCCGTGCTCCTGCTACATCGACCACCAGCAGGCGAGCACGATCCTCTACGTGTGGCCGAAGCTTTCGGTGGCTGACGGCGAGACGCTCAAGATCACCTACGAGCGGCAGATCACGGACCCGTCATCTCCCGGCGCGCAGATCGACATTCCGCGCGAGTGGGAAAGCGCGGTGATGTACGACCTAGCCACCCGCGTTTGCCTGCCCTACGGCGGCGATCCTGCAGCGGTGGCCGCCATTGCCTCCCGCGATCTGGCCGGGGTGCTAGAGAGCGACCGCGAGGGCAGTGTCTACTTTGCCGGGCCTTACGCCGAGTGAAGTTCGTTCTCGCGTCCAAAAGCGCACGCGACCAGAACAACGCCACCGCCGGAACCGAGCGGCTGGTGAACGTGTACGCCGTGCCCAACTCACAGGGCGGGCCGGCGCAGTTCACCCTTCGCAGCGTGCCGGGAAATCCCGATTTTAGCACCCTTGACTATGGCTTCGTGCGTGCATGGGCGGTTGTCGAAGGTGTGTTGTACCTCGTCTCCGCCGGATCGCTGTGGAAGGTCACGGAGACGGGCCTGACGCAAATTCTCGCCGCGGTGACGGACGACGAAAACACCTCGATGGCCGGGCACCGCGGCAACATCACCATAAGCGCGGGCGGGGACTACTACGTCTGGGACGGCTCGGCGGTCACCCAGCCCGGCAGCGGACGGATTTCTGAGGTCGGCAGCGTGGCGTTCCTCGACCAGTTTACGCTGATGTCCATGGTCGACGGGCGCGAGGTCGAATGGACCGAGGTGGGCGTTCCCGACGACCGGAATGCGCTCTACTTCCGCACCGCCGAGGCGCGGGACGACAACATCGTCCGCATCCTTGACCAGGGCGGGTATCTGTACGTTCTGAAGGAAAAGACCACTGAGGTCTGGGGCAACACCGGACGGGGCGGCGCGGGGGCATTCGCTCGCGTGCAGGGGCCTGTGATCGAGACGGGCTTGCACGGGTACAACCTCGTGACGAGAACCCCGGCGGGCCTGTTCATGGTCGGCCACGACAAGACGGCGAAGCTTATCGTCGGGCAGACGGCGCAGCCGCTTTCAACCCCTGCGGTGGATCAGGCTCTACAGGAAGAGACGCCAACCCATTGCTTTTACTACGAAGATCGCGGCGCCAAGTTCTGCGTTATCCGCTTCGCCAATCGCCCGGCATGGGTTCACGACCTCGCTATGGGCCTCTGGCACGAGCGCTCCACCGGCTCAAGACATGATGCGTGGGATGTGGTCGGGTCGGCATACGCCTACGGCCGCTGGCATCTCATCGGGCAGATGGGCCGGATCAAGCGGACATGGCTTTATCCGATTGACGGCTCAACACCGATGCGGCGCACGGTGGTCGCGCAGGAACTCTACAACGGCGGCAGGCACTTCACGATCCGGCTGCTGGAGCTTCTCGGCCAGTTCGGCTCTGCGGACATCCGCGAGACGGCTCCGAACTGGATGACCGATCAATACGGCGAAGTGATGTACTCGGCGGACGGCTCCCCGATGCTCTCCACCACCCCGGGCAGCATCGTGACGATCAAGAAGCCGGGGCGGGTTTGGATCAGGCTTTCCCACGACAGCGGCCGCACCTGGGGCCGGGTACGGATGAAGAACATCGGCAAGGCCGAGCAGAAGACGGCAACGTGCCGCTTCCGGGCGCTCGGGCGGCATCGGCGGGTAGCGGTCGAGATCAACATGACCGACGCATACGACTTCCCCCTTCTCTCAGAGGGGAACCTGGAGATTGCTTGAGCGCTTCAATTCCGACTGGAACGCAGGCGCACAGCAGTCACTCGGGGCGCGGCAGTTCCTCGATGACCTGGTTGGCGACGTTAACCGCCTCGCGGTCGCTCCCGAGGACTTCCAGGCCGACACTGGCACAGCCATACAGAAGGCGCTCGCCATTGGGCTAGCAGAGGGCGTTCCGGTAAGGCTTGACGGCGCGTACAGCCTCTCGGCGCCGCTGGATGTGGTCAATATGACATCCGGTAGCATGACGGTCCTGGGTGCGGGGATCATCACGGTAACGGCTGACTTCTCGTCACCGGTCTTTTCATTCGCTTCGAGCTTCCACACGCCCACCAGCGTGTCCTCGATCACCCAGACCACCCGCACATTCCCGGGCGGCGGGGCTGCGAGCGTTGCGACCAAGATTACCAGCGCATCGCACGGGGCATCGGTTGGCGAACTGATCAAGGTCGTCTCCGACGACAGCCTTGCGCTGGCCGACAATGCCAGCAAGCGCATGGGTGAATTCGCCTATGTGGCCGACGTGAGCGGCAACGACATCTATGTGTCCGGCTACCTGCTGAACGCCTACTCGACCACCATCCGCGTTGCCAGGATGAGGACCGAGCCCAAGTTTCTCTGGGACGGGCCCACCTTCACCGCCACCGCCGATCAAAGCGGCTGGGATACGATGTTCCTCCGGGTGCGGGGCTTCCTGCATCCCCGCGTTCGTACCGGCGCCGATAACGGCTACGATGCAATTTGCGAGTTCTCGTCCTGCTTCCAGGGCGAGGCCGACATCACCATGCGCAAGCTGCGCAACCGCGTCACCACCGAGGGCACGTCTGGCTACGGCTTCCAAGACACGTGCTCGCACCAGAGCATAGTTCGTATCCGTGGGATCGACACCCGGCACGCCTACACCACCCTGACCAACACCTCGACGACCAGCGACAGCGTCTACCTCTACGGCCAGCCGTTCGGTGCGATTGTCTCAGGAGTGGTTGAGGGGGCTTCATCGGCGGCGTTTGATAGCCACTCCGAAGGCGTGGACATCACCTTCACCAATTGCTCGACGGCGCATAGCCGGCAGGGTGAGAGCGGAGCCGGGTCTGCACTGCAGCTACGCGGCACCCGCACCAGGGCTATTAACTTCGTTGATCGCTACTCGAACAATGGCGTTAGCTTTTTCGCGGCGATGGCCGGCGACTGCAACGACTGCGAGCTGGTAAACTTTAACTACATTGGCGCCGGCCAGCCGGTGCGGATGAATGAAGCGGCGGGGTCCGACAACCTTACCCGGCCCAAGGTCAAGGGCGGCTATATCCGCACCTCCGGCGTCGCCTCTATCAAGGCATGGGACGTCGACGGCGGCATCATCGACGACCTCTACCTCGCGCCCAACAGTTCGACCAACGGCACCACCGGCATCACCCTGAACGGAGACGTTGAGCTGCTGGTTCGCCGGCTGACCATCGACCTCTCGGGGTACACCGGCACGCAGTTCCGCGCCTTCGCGTTCGAGGCGGCGTCGACCGGCAACACGCTGATCGTCGATGGGTGCCGGGTTATTGGCGCGAGCGGCAAGTTCCAGCACTGGTTCAAGGCGAACAGTACCAGCGGATCGACGGCAATCCTGTCGAACCTGAAGACCGATGCCGAGCCCACCAGCGCGTATGATGGCGTGGCGTCCCTCGACCTGTTCCAAGCCTCCGACGGCTGGACGCTGATCAACTCGTGGACGCACTCGGGGGACGTGGCCGAGGTTGACTTCACCGACATCGCGCACGACGAGGTCCGGGTCATCGCCCGGGGCATCACCAAGGGCACGACGGGAACGCTGAATGTCCGCGTGTCGTCCAACAACGGCTCGTCATTCAAGACCGCGAGCGGCGACTACGTGGCGATTGCAGCGGACGGGCAGGAAACGGCGCTGACCGGGGTTCCGATCCACACCACGAACGCCACGGCGGCAAGGTCCGGCGCGGGCACTCTAAGCGGCTTGCGGAACAACCAACACAAGATGTTCCGCGCCGACAACGCGGCGACGTTCAACGTGGTCACGACTACCAGCATTATCAATGCGATACGCGTCTATCCGTCCGGCGGCGGCGATATCACCGCCGGCTCCATCATCGTGTTAGGTAGGTAAATCCATGCCGCTTCCCGCACTCGCCGCACTCGGCGCTCCCGGCGTTCTCGGCGGGCTCTCGGCCGGCGGCAGCCTGCTCACCACTTTGCTCGGGGCGAAGGGCGCTAAGGACCAACAGAAGCTTGGCGAGCAGGTCTTTGACAAGGCCAAGAAGACATACAGGCAGCAGCGGGATTTCACGCGGCAGACCCGCAGGGACCAGATCGACATCTCCAAGGATGTCTACGAGCGCGGACAGGACAGGACCGGGCAAGCGCGCGACCGCAACCTAGACCTTGCGCGCAACCTGCGGGACAGTGGGCGCGAGGGCTTCAAAAACGCTCGCGACCAGAACATCGACACGCTTAACGGGGGGCTGTCCAGGGGCCGCGAACGCGTTGGCGGAACGGTCGACCGGGGCATGCAGCGCGTCGGCGGAACGGTCGACCGGGGCATGCGCCGGATCGGCAATACCGTCGACTCGAACATCGACACGCTCCGCGGCGCACGCGGACGGGCGGTCGGGCGGCTCGACCCCTACGCAGACCGTGGCAACAACGCCATGGACGCCTATGCGTTCAACCTCGGCGTTGGGAACAAGCCGGACGGTTACACCGGCCTGGAGCATTCTGCGGGTGCGAAGTTTCAGCTTGAGCAGGGCCGCAAGCAGGTGGAGGGCGGCGCTACCGGTGCCGGCGGGCTCTACAGCGGCGAGACGCTGGCCGAGCTGGAGCGGCTGCGCAACGGCAACGTGCTGAGTGACCGTGATAACCAGATGGCGCAGTTGTTCGGCATGGGCGGGCAGGGGCTTCAGGCGAGTGGCCAAATCGCCGACATCGAAGGCCAGTATGGCCGGGATGTGTCGGGACAACGCCAATGGGGCACGCAGAACAAGGGCGCCCTGGACGTCTGGGGCACGGAGAGCAAAGGCGGACTGGACACCTGGGGCACGCAGAACAAGAACGCCCTCGACCAGTTCTATCGCCCGCAGATCGCCGACCAGCGCTCGCAGTACGCCACGAACAGGTACAACACCGACACGAACTTTGCGAACATGGGCACGCAGGCTAACAACCAGTTTGCCGATCGCTCCATGGGGTTGGACCAGGGCTACTTCGGCAACCGGTTCAACATCGACACCACGCGCAGCACGCTGTTGAACGGCGCAGCCGGGCCGATGATGGGCGGCGCGGCGAATGGCGCCCAGATCGCCGGCCAGGGCGCGATGATGGGCGGGCAGATGCTCCAGAATGGCATCAACAGCGCCATTAACAACGGCGTCTACACCTACACGCAGCAGGGCGGAACCAACCCGTTCGCGCCCACCCCCGCCCCGCCCGCCAACTCGTACCAGCCGCCCCAACCCTTCACGGGCGGCGGTGGCGCCGGCATGAGCCAGCGCCCGTACTGAGCCATGGATTGGGGCTCACTGCGCAACGCCATGTCGGGCTTCTTCCCGCAAGGGGAAGTGCAGGACCGGGCGTCAATCCTGCCGATGGTGAAGACCGACGAAGGCGTTGGCCTCGGCTGGCCGCAGATGGCGCTTGACGCCTACAAGGCGGTTGCGCTTCCTAGGGCTGCGATAGAGGGCTACCAGGCAACCCCGGAGGACATCGGCAACTTCGCCATGACGGTGGGCGCTGGCGGGCTCGGTTCATCGGCGTTGATGAAGAGCGGCGGGGAAAACGCAGCCGGCATGTTCAAAGCCTACCACGGCTCCCCGCACGACTTCGATCAGTTCAGCATGGACAAGATCGGCACCGGAGAGGGCGCACAGGCTTACGGGCACGGGCTCTATTTTGCTGAGAATGAGCGCGTTGCGAAAGACTACCGCGACAAGCTTGCACCGGCATCGTCCCCTGATCGGGTCCGCGCCGACGATGAAGCGATTGCGAAGTACCGCGACGAGTTCGACGCACTGACCGCCCAACGTGAAGCGATTGCCCCCGGTGGAGCGCTGGCCCGTATCCCGCAGGATCAGCAGGACGCCTATTGGTCCATAATGGACCAGCAGGACGCGGTTAACCAGAAGATGATTGACGAGACGATCGCGCGCATGAAGCCCAACGGCCACATGTACGAGGTCAACATCAACGCAGACCCCGACGACTTCCTTGATTGGGACAGGCCCCTGAGCGAGCAGAGCGAGAGGGTGAGGGGGGCGGTTCGCTCCAAGCTTGACGAGTACGGCGCAAGGAAACCCGACGTTGGGATTGCAAATGGAGAGTTTGAAAGCGGCTTCCGCGCACCGATGCGCGAAGTGTTCGAGGGCACTTCAATGCGTCCAGTTGACCCGGAATTGCTCCACCGCTACCCGGAGAATATTCCGATGGCAAGACAGGAACTCGCAAGCCACCCGGAAAAGGTGGCTGAGTTCGACAGGCTCGTATCTTGGCTGGAAGCAAAAACTGGCGTGGATGCCCTTCCGGGGCGCGACGCTTACGACTTGCTGGAAGCAAGCGTGCCAGAGCGATCGGGGGCGGGCGTCCGCTCGGCGTTCTCCCAATACACGGGAGCGCCCATGGATGAGCGCGTTGGCCTTTCGCAGGAGCTAAGCAATGCAGGCATCCCCGGCATACGCTACCTAGACCAAGGCTCCCGCACAGCAGGAGACGGAAGCCGCAACTACGTGGTGTTTGACGACAAGCTGATCGACATCATCAAGAAATACGGCATGGCCGGGTTGCTTGCCAGCGGCATGGGCGCAAACGCAATGGGCGAGTTTCAAGGGCCGCAAGAATGAGCGCATGGCGTAACGAGGCCGCGGCAGCCGCTGAGAAATACGGCATCCCGGTTGACCTGTACCTGAAGCTCGTCAACCAAGAGAGCGGCTTTAACCCCGGCGCGGTCAGCCCAGCCGGTGCGATCGGCCTCGGCCAGCTTATGCCGGGCACCGCTGCAGACCTCGGCGTTGACCCGAACGACCCGCTGCAGAACCTCGACGGCTCGGCGCGCTACCTTGCAGAGCAGTACGAGCGTTTCGGCGATTGGGAGATGGCGCTAGCCGCCTACAACGCCGGTCCGGGCGCTGTGCAGAAGTACGGCGGCATCCCGCCCTATGACGAGACGCAGAACTATGTGCGCTCGATCATGGGCGGCCAAAACCCGACAGGCGGCCAAAACGCGATGGCCGGTCTAAACGGCATGGGTCAAGGGACTGACTTCAACCCGAACGCCAACGCCATGGCGCAGTTTAAAGAGCCTCCGCTTCCCCCGCTCGATGCCGGGGGCATCAATCTAGGATTAGCCATGCAGTACGGCCAGCGGAGAACAGCATGAACGCCTTTGACCCGTCCGCGGGAATCAACATCGGCGGGGCGATGCAGGCCGGCATGGAAAGCCGCAACGCCATGCTGGAGATGCAGCGTCAGAAGGACGCGCAGGCGTTCATGCAGCAGAACGGCGCGGCTATCATGGCCGGCGATAAGAACGCCATGGGGCAGATGTTCGGCTACGACCCCAAGCTTGCGTCCGGTCTGATGGTCGACCAGTCGGGTATGGCGAACGACAGCCGGCGCACGGACATTGCGGAGCGGAGTGCGAACGCCGGCATTGCCAACGACGCAGCCCGGCTAAAGCTGGCGCAGGAAGAGGGCAAGCGCCAGATGGCGGAGTACGCGGCGGGGGCCGAAGCCCGCGATCTTGAGCAGAGCACGGCGCGGCTGGCGAAGCTGCATCAAGACCTGATGATGGCTCGGGGCAACCAGCCGTTGCTGGACGAGCTGAACAAGGCGAACCCCGACCTCCCCGACGTCGCGGACGCATCGCTTGATGAGGAGATCGCCCGTATCAGCGGTGCTCTGGGCATGGGCGACGACGCCACCGAGGCATTCAGGACGCAGCACCAGAAGCTGCTGGCGGCGGGCTTCGGGCCGGATACCCCCGAGTACAAAGACACCATGCTCAAGGGGCCGATCGAACGTACCGAAGACGTTACCAAGGTTTGGCGTCCGGCCACGCCGGAAGAGGCCAGGGACCGCGGCGCGACGGCGGGGCAGATCAACGACCAGACGGGCGACTTCAAGCCAGCGCAGGGCAAGGACGCTCCGACTGGAGACGAGCGCAAGGGCGGGGGCATGTATGACCGCATGGTCGCGGCAGAGACTACGCTTGACAGGCTTGCAGCCGACGAGGGCGCGGAGAACCTGAGCCTCGTAGAGCGCGGCCTGACCGGCATGGGCGCCCCTGAGGGCTACGCCCTTAGCGGGTCCAGCCAGCGCGTCCTGCAGGCCCAACGTGATTGGGTGCGCGCCAAGCTTCGGCTTGAGAGCGGCGCGGTTATCGGCGACGAGGAGATGGCGGAAGAAATCCGCACCTACTTCCCGCAGCCGGGCGAGGAAAAGGCGACGCGCGACCAGAAGAAGCAAGCCCGCCGGCAGGCGATGGAGCAGGTCAAGACACAGGCGGGCCGCGCCGTTCCGGCTAGCCCCGGCGCCGCTGGCGACGTGCCTCCTGCGGCCATCGAAGCCGGAATTGATCCCGCGGTTTGGCCGCTCCTCTCACCGGAAGAGCAAGCCGTATGGATGAACTGACGCAGAAGCTCGCGTTGGCGAAGGCTAAGACCCTTACGCGCCAGCGGCTGATGGCGTCTGCAGCCCCCGCCGGTCCTGTACAGGGACCGCCGGAGGCACAGCCGGGTCTGGCCCGCTCCGCGCTTGAAGGCTTCTCGCAGGGCGTGACCTTCGGCTTCGGCGACGAGCTGAAGGCTGCCGTTCGCGGTGGCATCGACAGCCTCCGCACGGGCGAGCCGTTCGGCGAGGCTTACGACGCTTGGCTCGGCCAGACCCGCGGCGATCTGGGCGCAGCCCGTGAGGCACATCCGATCGCTGCCTACAGCGCGGAGATCGGCGGATCGCTCATGCTCCCCGGCGGCGCTGTGAAGGGCGCGACGACCGCAGCGAAGGTTGGGCGCGGGGCGGTAGCTGGTGGGGCCGCAGGGGCCGCCTACGGCTTCGGCTCTGGCGAGGGCGGGGGGCTAGAGCGGGCTAAGTCCGCTGCCGTCACGGGCGCTGTGGGAGCCGCTGGTGGGGCATTGGCTCCGGTTGCCATGCGCGGGGTCCAGAAGCTCGCGGATGGCCGGGCGATGACCAAGGCGGTAGACGCGGCGGCAGACGCGGCCCCGACCCCTGCTGCGAACCAGTCGGCCAGCAACGCCATCTTCAAGAGCATGGAAAAGCGCGGCGTCCGGTTCGAGGATGATGCGTCGGTGCGTCTGCTCGGCGGACTGGTCGAGGACCTTGGCACCCGCTTCGACAGCGACGTTGCCCCCAAGACAATGCGCAAGATTGCCGGGCTGGCGGACAAGGCCGAGCACGGCCTTTCGCTAAACGGGCTGATGAACACGAGATCGGTTCTTGGTTCGATTACGACCACCCCGGGACCGGAGGGCGCCGCGGCTAAAGTCGCCCTGAAGCGGATTGACACGTTCATCAACGGCGTACTGGACACGGATGCAACGGGTGACGTGGCCGGGCTTGCGGATGACTGGCAGCATGCGCGGAAGTTGTGGAAGTCGTTTCGCAACAGCGAACGGCTGCAGGCGGTCATCGACCGTGCCGATATGGCGGAAAATCCGGCGCTATCCATCCGCAACGGGTTCCGGGCGATCCTGAACAATCCGAAGAAAGCCGCTTTCTACTCCAATCAGGAGAAGGCGGTGATGCGGCAGGTGGTCAACGACAGCAAGAACGGCAACCTGTTCCAGCGGCTGCTTGGCCGCGGGACCGGACTAACCCGACAGGTTGTCGGCACGATGGTGGGCAGTGCTCTGGGCGGGCCGATTGGGGCTGCTGCCGGAAGCGCGGCTGCAACGAAACTCGGGGCTGTCACTAAGGAGATGGCCGGGGATACGGCCATTGCTGCCGCCAAGCGGGCACGCAACTTCGCATCTTCCGGTGGTCTGCAGTCGTTGCCGCCCCCGGCGCAGATGCCGCAACTGGAGAACGCGATGGGGCGGTTGCTGCCCCGGCCCGCTGCCGCAGGCGCGTCTAGCTTTTGGAACCGATAAGGACCAGCACGAGGAGCCCCT